GCGTGCGAACTTGATATATCAATGTTCCACGCAGCATCTGCTTTAACATAGTATTGGCGTCCGTCAGTTGGTATGGTTATTGCTCCGCCACCTGCTGATGTCCATGGCTCGCTATCAATATATGCTCCGCCGAATCCACTAGAATTATTTCCAACTGTTCCTATCAAAGGTTGTCCAATTATACCATCGGCTTGCTCTGACTGGTCCAACGCATATAGCTGTGCGAATGCGACAGAATAGTCTGGATATCCAACTTGGATCAGCGATTGTAGTGTAGGAGGGTGATGTATTCTGCCTTCGTCATCAAACAATACTGGCGTCTCTAAAATAAATCCTTCATCTAGAAGAGTGAAATTATTGCTATTATCTAAGCCACTAGATGCAACAAGAATATCACCATCTATCGTTACTGAGGTATATATGCCGCTATACGGTACAACATCTATGACTTGCCCAGCTTGTACTTCAACAAATCCCGATGATGCTTCGGCGTGCGAACTTGATGTATCAATGTTCCACGCAGCATCTGCTTTAACATAGTATTGAATGCCATCGTCTGGAACAACAATTGGTCCTCCACCTGGTGGTGTCCATGGCTCGTCATCAAGATATGACCCACCGAATCCACCAGAATTACTTCCAACTGTTCCACCATCAATAACAATGCCCAGTATAGGCAAACCACCTGAGTCATTACCATCTGTTTCATCACAATCGGTAGAAACTACAGTTACTGATCCAGTTCTGATATGGATTGGTAGTGGAGAAGGAGGATCTGTCCATATGACGGGGGGTGGTTCTGCTATAAAAGGTGGCGGTCCAGGTGGATCGATGGGGCCGTCGGGGCCCAGTTCATTAACATTGATAACCGGTCCGCATCCTATATTCATTTCTGAAGATGATAAAAACTTGTCGCTCGTTTCAGTAGCAGCATCAGAATTAAAAAAGTTAAAAAATAACTGATCGCGTTCTGATAGCCCGGTAACAACATCTGGAATCGGAGAATGATTACCGTAATAAAACTTTACTTGGCCTGCGCTTTCAAACACCAAGTCTCCGCCTGGAAACTTCACCAGATATTCTGTATCTGCAGGACGTGAGCCGACTATGTACTCAAAAGTAAGAGAAATAGCAGAAGTAATCTCGCCTTCGGTTACTGCCCAAACATCAGTTTCAATATTGTAAAATAATGTGAATGTAGATACACTTAGATTTGATATGAACGTAGTAATATTATTTATTTCAGTAGTAGTAAATTGTGAACGCAACCGCTTCACATATTTGGTAGCAGTTCCTACAGTTGGAGGTGACCGATCTAACGTTATTGAAACGTCATCGACATTCATAACAATATACCATTCATCATCAATCAAAAAATGTGAACGTTCTGTTACATCTTCTATCTCCAGACCGAAAACTGTTATAATTCCAGACAACGAATCTGTGGTATTTGCTGCCCAATAAGAATCTGCGAGATCAATGGTTACGAACTGAGAATCTTTGAATGTATAGTAATAATGATTCAGTAATGAAAAATTACTCAACAGATTTGAAATATCACTTGTTATAAATTTTTGTATGTTATCAAATTCGCGATTGAAGTCAAATCTTATATATTTTGTTTCTGTGTCCATGAATATTGAACCGTCTGTTCCATTTACACTAACAGAAGAATGATGCCCAGTTACGTCATCTATATCCATATATCTCGATTTGCCAGCATACGTAGTGTTAAATGACTTTATTTTTGATACAACACTTGTTCCCAAAGTCAAGGGATAAATGTTATAATCTTGGACGTTAGTCATTCTATCTTGTGTATAATAGTTCTGTGGTGCTAATCTACGAACACTCTCGTAAGTTTCCGCAGAAAAGTTTTCAATAAAGTCGGATGAACTAGCAAGTGTCATGGTTAATTTATATGACCTACCATTATTGCCAACATATGGTATTATAATTTTTATATCTTCTATGTCGTCTTTATCAACAAAAAAGTCTTCGTTGTCGGTTGTTCTGTACCATACCCGATATTTTCCATATGGTGCCACTCCGAACAATCCATCTGGATATTGAATTTCGATAATGTTTTCTGGAAAGGTATTAACCGCAAAAAGATTATTGGTTCCATCTTTGAAACTATGATATATTGCGTTTTCTCTCGTATTGTTATCAACCTTAAACAACGAATCCATAATATTGTTATTATAGTCTAATTTTTGTACCCAAACATCTGTATTGGAAATATTTTTATCCAAAATACTTTCTGTGCGATTTGATACTTGTCTTGTATAGTTGAAATCTTTATACTTCAGTGTACCTAGTTTCGCATAAACAAAAAATCCTGATCTATTACTGGCAGCACCCAAATTATCATTTCGGTATATAATGCCCATATTTTGTGTTTTGTCTGGTTCTGCTTCAATTACACCATCAGACGTAATTTCTGGACGGACTATTTCAATCGGTCGATTCTTTCCTGCAATATCAGTAGCTGATCTATAGACAACAGATTTACTTGCCTTGTCCTCATTGATTGAATGAAGAGAATGTTCTATATTTAAAAACGTCGCGCTGGCGTCTGGATCACCAACTCTCGAATTTTGATTTAGCGCAGCATTCAGGATAGACACAAAATTATCATACCAATCTACTACGTTGACATCATTCCAATATATAGGAATATTTCGCATAGGATTACCATCACTATCAACGATGTTTTCGGACGTTTGGATTGAAACTATCTTCATAAATCCACGAGCATTAGTTGGACGCGAACGATTATAACTTAATGTCTTTGCCATACGAAGAATACTTTCACGTCTCTCAGCAAGATCAAAAAAGTTTTCTCTGGTGTTCATATCCAATCTAAACGCAAGTGAATGTCCTAGATATGCTACCAAATCAAGAATCGCAATAAATTCAGAACTCGCAATAAAGTCATTGAATTTGTCGGGATACGTATTTCGAACATACGTGATTAATGCTTCGCGAATATCATTAAAATCATACGCTTTTAAGCTAATGTTTGTAAACGCAGTATATACAGCATTCCAGCTTTCACTGGCAAACAATTTGTCTACACGTTCTTGGGCCATATTATTCTCTTTCCAGATTGATGTTCAATTCAATAATTTCAGCAGATGGTACTATACTAACACGCAATAACGCATTTATTGTGTGTTCAGTATCAAATACATCCATACTTATTAGTTTTACTCTAGGGTCGTGATCAATTATATACTGTAAATCTTCTTCTACCAGTATAATCGTTTCTTGCGTCAATGGTTCAAATACTAGCTCGTGGATTATTGACCCAAATGTTGGCATCATTACTCGCTCGCCTTTGCGAGTCATTATATGATTCATCAAATCTTCAATGACCAAATCTTTGCCACGTAACACGTTATTTATTGCGCGTGAATGCTTCGTACTAAATCCGCGATACTCTATCATTGAAAAAATCCCAGTGCTTGTTATGATAGTATTTATCTTTTTATAAACTTCGTATATTTTGATGTTGACACGTCAGCGATGCTATGTTATTATAAACTATAATAAGGAGTAAATTATGAATGATAATATTTATATTTCAGCGGTGACGCATTCTTTTGATGAAACAATATCTATTTCTTACGATGATGTTTTATATCTCCATGACGACAAGAAGTATATATCAATTCCAGTATACACATACGATGAGTTATATCGCCAACAAGGATTATATCATGCAGAGAAAAATCGTGCGAATGAAGCTGAAGAAATACTAGCACTACTAAAAATAGAAGTAACTGGACTTCAAGAAAATCTCCAAGAAGCTTACAAAAAGATCAAGAATCTAACATAAGTTAGTATAATCAAAGGTAAATAAAATTATGATCCCATATGTAGTAGAACAAACATCGGCAGGTGAACGTTCATATGATATTTTTTCACGCCTACTGAAAGACAGAGTAGTGTTTTTAAATGGTCCAATTACCACTGCTATGTCTCCTGTCATCGTAGGACAGTTAATGTTTTTGGAAGCAGAAAATTCAGAAAAAGATATTCACTTGTATGTGAATTCAGGCGGAGGTGAAATTACCGCTGGCTTTGCTATATATGATACTATGCAGTTTATCAAACCAGATGTTTCTACTACCGTTATTGGACAAGCTTGTTCCATGGGATCATTTTTAGCACAAGCAGGAGCACCGGGTAAACGGTATATGCTTCCTAACGCACGTCATATGATCCATCAGCCATCAGGTGGCGCTCGTGGCATGGCATCAGATATTGAGATTTCATATCGGGAAATACAGTTCATGAAAGAACGATTGACACAACTATATGTCAAACATAACACTGGTGGTAAAACGTATAAAGATTTTGAAGAATCAATGGATCGTGATACATTTTTATCTGCTGAAGAAGCAATAACGTGGGGACTAACAGATACTATCATAACACATCGTCCAGTGTAATAAGATATAACAGTGCGTTACGCTGTTATCCAATTATACTGACGATAAAATTCAACCGATAGATGCCAATATTGATAAAAAAACTTGTCTCTCTTTCGAATCGTGCTATAATATATATGAAAGCAAAGAAAGAGAGATAAAATGACTACAATCAATGAAGCAAAGGCAATATCGCGTCAGTTACACTCTATTCATCGCAATAAATATATCACATCTCAAAAAGAAGAGTATTACGAATTTTGCGCAGAACAGAAAGCGTGTGGGTATGAGGTGGTATCATTTGAAGAATATATTGGAGAACGTAATTTGAAAGATGAGTTTGTAGAATTCTATGCAAACTTGTCTTCGCAAGAACTCCAGGAGTATTAACATGACTATTTTTCGTCATAAGAAAAACCGATTGCTTTATACCATTATTCAAAATTGTGGACGTTATGGTAGCGCATATGAAGCGCATCCATATAATCACACAGTTGAAGTTGGTATAATTCAGAAGCGAAGGTTCCGCAAATTTAAAGTAAATATGAACCTAAGCGACTTTGAAGCAATCGCGTATACTTAAAACCCCGGGACATGACTGAACATTCTGGCAATGGACATTCTTCGTTTAGCAAGAGATTCATCTACCCGTCCATTACTAAATTTCATACCGGTTTGTATTGCGTCTGTAATCAAGAAATAATCTTCTCGGTTCAATAGTATTGTTATAGGACTATCTTCAATAGTATCAACTCCCTCGTAAAAATAATGTACCAATAGAGCATCCCATTGTGGTTGTCCAAGTTGTACTAAAATATTGTCTCTAATAACGTTGCCTATGTGCCTTAGTTGTTTTTCTAGAAGAAAGTTAGCATCGGCGATTGTAATTCTACCGTCATTGATGTATATTCGCTTTGATTCTACAGTAATATATCCTATTTTTATTTCAATTTCTGATACCTTATATCCATATCCCAACACCAACGAATTATTCATTTTGAGTGTAGGTTTGTTTTCTTTAATCAACAGATTTTTACTTAAATCTGAAAATATTAACTCTGATGGATAAAAAGTTTTTACTCGTATTGGAGATAAAACATACTGTGGATTTTTACCATCAGCATATCCCACTCCCAAATATGTTCCATCCGGTGTTATTACATTCAATGGCATTTGAATATAGTTTAGTAGCGAACCTTGTTTTTTATCATATATCATTTTTTTGCCTTACCGATTTCCAAATATGGTATCCCCTATTACTCTGTTTACAGGATTTGATCTCATTCCATACAAGAAAGTTATATCTGTTCCTCGACCGTATGCGGCCGGGTTGTTTGAAGTAAAATTGAACCAATCTCTATCTACAGCATTCAAATATTGGGTCGAATTTATTATGTGACCTCTGGTGTCTGTTGTCATATTTGTAAACCAAGTAGATGGCTGATGACCATTCGCCCTGGTTCCGGTAACTGCTTGAAACTGATTTCTTGCGTGTAACTGATCAATTACACTCGTACCGTACCCATTGAAATTAGTTCTTGCTCTATTCAATATAACTCCCATAACTGCTCCTCGTTCTTGTGGATGGGCGGATGCCTCTGCCGCTGTTGCCCTTACTAAATACTCCCATTCTTGATCGGACATGGACCTTCCCAAATAATTTTCTGCGTTTGATCTAGCATCTGATTCTCCTGCAACAGAGCCAGTGCTACTCAACTCTCCTTGTTCTCCTTGTTCTCCTTCAGAGTTAGCAGGGTGATATGGTCCATCTCCATAAACGCCATTCAGATGATTTCGCATAACTTGTTCGTATGGTGTTCCTTCTAGCCCTTCGAACTCGTATCCAAATCCCCACGCTTGCCTGCCACCTGATCTCATATCAAAATGGAAACTGCTTGAATATATACCAATTCCTTGAAATCCAATCGCACTAGCAACTTGAATTATTTCTTGTCTTTTAGCTGTCACTCCGCCATCAGTAAAAACAATGTCAAGCGCAAGTGCCTGCATGTGTAGGGAATTTTCTGCGCCGCCGACGCGCCTGTTATGTTCTGGAGAGCGATATCCGCTTGTTATATTACCTGTTAACTGTATTCTCGAAGCAAGTTCTTCCGCTGCTGCAACAACATCCTCCCGAACTCTTCGATCAACGTCGCCGTCCCATGTCAGCCAGCCGCCGGCGAGTTCTGCGGGTGGATATGCGTTTAGCCCTTCAAACGCAGGATCATCAACATGTGGTCCACGTGTAGTAACAGCCGGATGACGCCTCGTTGAAGGCTCTCTAGATGGAACGTGTGAAGCGGCTGAGCCACCTCCGCCGGACGGTCTAGACGTGGCAGTTCTATCATAAGCCGATCCTTGTCCATCCGCTCCTAGCCTGGTACTTTCATGATCTATAACGTCTGGATGGTCTTCTACACTAATTGAATGTGCAGAAGATGCCAGTGGACCATTTAGATATAGATCACCCCCAGTAGTAATAAATCCACTGCCTTCTGCGCGTATATGCGTTGATCCTCCACTATCAAGATATTGGCCACCACCTGACCGAAGATGAAACTGTCCGTCTGGATTTATGTTAGTATCACCATCAGAAACAATGTTAACCGAATCGCCATGAATATTGACGCTATTTGACGAATGAAGATTTAGATCGCCTTCTGCTCGCACTGAAAAAGAGCCGCCCGCATATACCATTACGTCGCCACCGGCACCAATTTCTACCCATCCTGATCCGGTACTATTAACCATATATATGAAATCATTTGTACCATCAAGAATGATTTCTGCGCCTGTGCCGGTTGAGATTCTTAATTGGTTTGGATATATTTCACCGTTTGGTCCCATGTTACCATCATCCATGACTATAGAACTACCACCAGGAGTTGAAAATCCCATTACTCTTGGAGCCTGAGGAGGATTCATGTTTGCCTCACGATGAGGAGTAGAGTTAGTATTATGTCTTGATCTTACCCAATCACTGGAGTTGCCTTTTGCTGCTTCATTATAATTGCTATCAGAGTCTGGCACATTACGTGATCCTAGCGTTCTCAATTCCAAATCTATGTTGCTGTTCTCTGCGCTGTTCGCAACTATATCGGCATTTTTTGATCTGTCTGTGCTGTTGCCTTTCGCATATGTGAATTGGTCAAATGGTTTTCTACCAAATGGACTTCGCTTATTTTCGTCTTCGTCGTCGGCGGGGGTACCGTCTTCGGTGGATGTACCGTCTTCGGTGGATGTACCGTCTTCGGCAGCGGGGGTAGGGGTATCGCTTCCATTTTCTTGACTAGTATCATCATCTACTGTGTCTGTGTCCGGCGCAGTGCCCGTTCCTTCAATTGCTCCTGGATCACCCATAACACAATCGTCCGTTGTTCCGAAAAACTCTTTGCCATGAATAACAGGTCCCGCTGGCAGAGCGCCGATTCCGCTGGTATATTGCGCCATATTTCCCGAACTGCCACCATCGTGGAGAGGCGGCGCTATAGTTGGCATTGCAATGTGGGTTGCTATCCCTGTTAACGCTATATACTCGCTTCGTGTAGGCATAACACCTCCCTGTGTTACTGCCCTTGCGGCTGCTGAAGCGGCTGAAACAGATATATAATCTCCAGTTGTGGGATCACGATCATAGTCTGGAGCTGCATAAATTGTTTGGCCGTTTCTTGTTCCAACTTCTACCCATCCTGGTCCGCCAGTAGTATTATATTGACGAAATAGTTGCGAATAGTCTTGATAGCCAGCATTAGAACTGTGTGCTTGACCACTGTTGATAGTTGGTTGGTAATAATTTCCGGACGTACCATCTATAGATCCTCCAATCATTCCTAAGCAAGTGCCGCCGCCACCGCCGCCTCCACCGCCACCGCC